TACAAAAGTACCCACTATTACGTTGTTATTATTCCAGCCTTGGATAGGAATACGAGCCTCAAAAGAATATATTGAACCACTTGATGTCAAAAAAGTTGCATTTTGTTTAGTTAATTGGTTATTGGATCCAACGGCAGACCCTCCGAAAGTTACATAAGACACCGATGGTTCAATTAAAACCGACGGAACAGTTCCTATTCCATAATTATGATTAACAGAGCCACAAGTTTCTAACGTTCCTATTGTTGAGCTTGATGTTAGCCCTGTAGGTAAAGAAATTCTCGCCTCGCTTGCGGCAAGCGTTCCAGTTGTAAACCTAGCCCTAATTAATAAATCTGATCCTTGTCTTTTGTGGTAGGCAACAACATTTGTAAGCGTCCCAAAAGAGCCATTTGGTGATGTCGGAGTGTAAGCTGTCCAGTCATAGTCTTGGTTGTTAGTTGAAATAATATTTGAAGAAGGTGGCTCGTAATCAATTCTAACATAAATTGAACTCACTTGATTATTAATAGTTCCCGTACCAGCAGAGATTGCAGCTTGAATTTTAAAACTCAATGTTTTGGAAGTCGTATAATTAAATTGATACATTATTATTGCATCAAAAGCAGCCGTCCCTATATTGTTTGCTGTAGTGAAACCATTAGTTGCCCCATCTGAAACCCTGAAAGAAGTTACTGCCCCACCTGATTGAGTGTTATAAACGCCTCCGTATGAAACTGTATATTTCCCAGCCGGACAATCACCTGAGCTTGTTATATTAAAATTATTAGTGTCAGTTGTTGAAAAAGAACACCCAGGGATAGAATTATTTACCAAAATAGGTGCAGGGATTGCAGCTAGTGTTGGTATATCAACTAGAGTGCTTGACGTGAACGTGGGCGTTGATGACGCAGTAGCTGGGAAATAAAGTAAAGCTGACTGATTTTGTGAAATTTGAGATATATTAGGATTTACGCCTACATAAACATTATCAGCATCAAAAGTTGTCGAAACAGACGTTGTAATTCTGATTCTTGCAACAGTTGAAACCGCATCACATACAGTTGGTATCTGATATTGTGCCCAAGTATTGTTTGAATTTACATTTACGCAAAGGTTAGTGTTAAGCGTTCCATTATGAATTGCACATAGTTGCACGTTACTTGAAGGAGTTTTGACAAAAGCGGACACTAAACAATTTAGACCAGCTTGAGCCGTTCCCGATCCAGTTAATGACTGAATATTTCCGTTAGCGATAGAACCTGAGAATGTCCCCGAGAATGAACCAAAAGGAGCAGAGCCAGAAGCAGTTAAAGTGCCGCTTGTTACGTTCCAGTCAGTTCCTACTGTAGAGTGTTCAAAGCCTGGATTTGATAATAAGTTTTGTGATCCAGTTTCTACCAAAGTTCCCGTTGCAGTTTTTGTTGCTTGGTTGTTTGGAACTTGAAAGTTAAATGTCGTTGTCGCTGTAGATTGAGATTGACCTTTTAACGTGGTAGGAGGAAACCCAGCCACCGCACTAAAAGAGATTAAAAATAGAATTATAAATTTCATTTATGCCCCGAAGGTAAAGTTAATCTTTTGATTCGTTCCTGCTTCAGCAATAATCGAGATAGCAGTACCAACAACGCTAAAATCCATATCTCTACCTGGTTCCATTGAGATACCAGAAGAAGTTGTTGCAGTCCCAGCTAATCTCACTCTAATGTTATTTGAGTTTGTATTGTCAGCGTATATTTTAACCCACTTTGCACTCGCCGGAGGAGTTACAGTTTGAGCAACAGTCGTTAAGTTAAGAACTTCTTGAAAAGAAGCTGTTAATGCTCCAGGAGTTGTAGGAATAGCAGTTTGGTTACTTGCAATTGTTACTGAAGTAGATCCTGCCATCGTGGTTTGACCGAGAGCCGCTGGTAAATTTGATACCGCAACAGTACCATCTACTGTTTGGCTTGCAGGTAAATTTGTAATGCTTACAGATCCACTTACAGGCTGAGTCACACCTGAGCCATCCACTAATAATCTAGCTGATGTTACAGTTAAACTGCCAGGAATTTTTGTATTTAATACACTTAAAGTTGATTCAGTAGCAGCGCCAGTTGGCAAAGGTAAACTTGCAGCACTAATTGCTTGCGTAGCTGGAAAGTTAGAGACCGAAACCGATCCACTTACCGGTTGAGTTGCTGGAAAGTTTGAAACTGATACAGAACCGCTTACTGGCTGCGTAACTCCAGACCCATCAACTAAAAGCCTAGTTGAAGTTACTGTTAAATTGGCAGGAAGTTTCCCGTCAATACTTGTTAATTTTGTAATTTCTGAATCTTGTTTAGCTTCAGTTGCCGCACCACTTGGCAATGGTAAAGCTACCGCTGAAATAGGTTGAGTAACCGCAGATCCATCAACTTTCGCTGCATTTCCAACAGTGATTGCTAGTTGATTTGTTCCATCACCGATTCTTGTAACATCAGGATTTGCACCCTGGTCTGATAGCTGAACATTTAAGTTATGAGCTGTAATTGATACATCACCAGTAATATCTGTTAATTTTACTGGCAATGGAATGTTATTTGCTGGATTAACTGTGTCTTCTGTTACTTGGATTGGGTTTCCATCCTTTAAGAATTGAATTGGTCCCTGAGCAACAGTGAAGTTACCGCTAGCATCAACGTTAGGAGTAATAGCTCTGAAAATTCTGAATGTATCTGAAACAGAAATAACAATTTCTGCATCAATTATAATTGTATTTGCGTCTGGAGTTGATAAAATTCCAACTTCCATTAGCTCATTAGCACCGCTTAAAAATTTGATTATGTCGCCAGGTAATGCACCATGAGCAGTAAGTGTAATAACTCGACCGCTAACTGCATTTGGAGTTTTGTCTGCGCCAGACATATCTGTAATTGCCACCGATTTAACATCTAATGCTTTCTTATTAGACGCAACTGGAGAAACAGTTACAAATTCATTATGAGGCACTGATTGTTCTTCAGTATAGCGTGCAATTAAATTTACGATTTTCTTTAAACTTGGAAATCCTCTGATACTCATAACCTCAACCTCCTTGCTGGGGCATCTTAGTGTTATCTATATTCGTCGAAAAATAGATCTACCTCTAAAGTTGCATTTGGCGTACTTGCCGCTGTAATGTTTGCTCTAACATAGTTTAAACATACGTCTTGAGCTGGATAAGACAACTGAATATTCGCAGCCGAAGCCGCTGTAAATGAAGCGAATGTAAACCAATCTACTCCATTAGGTGAATGTTCAATTTTAACTGTAAATGTACCGCTAACATAGCTTGATACTTTTAAAAATCCTGCAAAGGATCTTGTTTTTGAATTAACAGTAACGGCATCTCCAATAATGGAAGCCGTTACCGCTTGTTTTATTAGTTGTGACTTACTAATCGAAGCCATAATTAAAACTCAGATGGAAATTGGAAACCAACAACAATCAAATTGAAGTCAGCGTTAGCTGCTACACCAGCATCAGTAAAGGTTTTAACCTGAATTGAGCTAGCTGTTTGAGCTGCAATTTGAGCAAAGTGCTTAGTTAAACAACTAGCAACTGCTAAAACTGGTCTTTCAAAAACCTCGTTAAATGTAATTGTATAATCGCCTGTTCCGTTTACTACGATAGAAGCCTGGTTAGCTCCGATTGTAATAGCTCCAGAAGCAATTTTTAAGGCTTCAATGTGAGTATTCATTTGTGAATTACACACTAATTGATCGCCTACACCTTTACGTAATGACATATTAAACTCCTTGTCTGTTAAAATTGTACCTAATTAAAGTAATAATGCAAATAAAAAAGGGAGGCTTTCGCCCCCCGTTTTGCCAATTACTTAGCTAGGTTAATTAAAGCTGCGTGAGCTGTTGGAGTAATGAAGTTTTCATAGTATCCGCCGTAACGAGCTGAATAGCTGTCGCTATTTACATCTCTTAGGAACACTGTGCCGTCATCTTCGAACCAGCCGAAATCCGGACGGTGGTGAACTTCTAAGAAGTTATCGTTAAGGAAATACATAACATCGTCTTCGCAAAAACGATCTGCAACGACTGGAATTGCACCAGCAGAAGACATGAACTCGATTGCGTCGAAAGAGATCTTACCAACAAGGTTTTTAGCTCTCGGGTCGATGCTGTAACGCTTTTGGTTTTCAAGTTGATCCAAAAGTTTTTTCATTTGTGTATATGATGTGATGATAAGATTTGGAACGCGTCCAAATTTCTTTTCTACATCAAGGATTGTGCTGTTCATACGTGAAGGAGTTAATCCTGCACCAGCAGCGTCATTTACAACAGAAGACCATCTACGTTGAGCTGGAATGTTGTAAGTGCTTGATCCTGGAGCAATAATTACACCTTTAAGACCAGATGGATCTTGTAAGTAAGAATTTTGCATAGCAAGACCAGAAGTAGCTGGAAGTGGACCAACACCAGTTAAAGCTGCTAGAGCTGCTGATGTACCAACTAAGCTAACTAAAAGGTTAGTAGTATCTACTGCTACGATTTCAAGAAGAGATGCTTCAGCAGAACCACCAAGGTTGTTACTTACGTTCATACCAGAAACAACTTGTACGAAGTCTTTTTCTTCCCAGTTTGCATCTTTCCAAGAAGCGGCAGAAATCTTAACAACGTATGGAGAACCAGTTGTACCAGCTCCAGAAACGTTTGTAGCGCCTGCACCACGTCCAAGAATACCAGATCCGTCACCGAAAAGGATTCTTGAGCAGTTTCTCATGTATGATTCAACACCTTTTTCAACACCTTCTTTAGTTGCTCTAACGAAAGCGCCTTTGTCATCTTCAGATGCTTTGATCGCTTCACGATCAACTTGAACAACTGAATAAACTTTTTTAGAAAGGATGATAGCGTCACCATAGTTAGCTGTGTTTGCTGTTGGAAGTGATCCAGAACCAACACCACCTTGGAATGAAAGCGGAGTAGCTACGAAACGTTGCTTACCTGTGAAGTCATAGCGTTTCTTTACTCTTGCTTGAAGAACGTTAGCCGAGTTATACATATTCTCGGACTTTTTGAAGTAATTAATCTTAAAAAGATTCGTTGCGGACGTTAAGCTAAAATTAGCCATTTGACCCTCCTATTGGTCGTGTTAATATTCGTCATAATCCCTAAATGATTCAAAATCGCTGTCTGCTTTTACTGTCTTTGTAACTAAAGAATTACCTGGACCTTGAACTTTTTGGCTCAAGACTTTAGCGTCATCTTTAGGCACATAGCCTAATGCTTGCATGATTTCTTGCTCTGAAGTGTTAGGGAACTCTCTATAAATATTAGCCACTTCAGTTATAAGACCATCATTTTCAAGCAACTTTGGATTAATTTTCTCTAATGTCGCCCCAGCTTTGTCATAAGAAGGCTTTAAAGTAAGATACTCGATTGCCTTTTCTGGAGGAGCTTGATTAAATCCTAATTTCTCCAACTCAATAAATGCTGACTCATAATCTTCTTTGCTTATACCATGAGTTTCCCTTAGCTGTTGAATCTTAAGCTCAGAATCCCTACGGGTTTGTTCCTGCTTAATCTTTTCTGCTGAGGACTGGCTTACGCTCTTAAGATATTCGTTCTCTTTATTTATCCAATAAGCTCTTTGCTCTGCTTCACTTAAATTTTGCAGTTCATTAAACTGATTTAAGTAATGCGCAAATAGCTTCTTCTCGACATCATAACGTGACATTCCAATTTGATCAACCAAAAAATCAATTCCTTCCATAATATTTTCACCATTGATTTTCTGACCAAATTGCTTAACAACTCCGATGAACTCTTCTCTGTCTTTTGCAAAACCTTTCTTTTCTTTGTCCAGTTCTGTGTATTTTTTCGTCCAATCTGTCTTGCCGCTATAATTATTCAAGATTTCCTGGAGAGCCACTTCCTGATCTTCACCATTAACCTTAACTGAAATCTTTGCGTCTGGATCATAGTCAAATTCAGACTCATTCAGCTTAGCTTTTATGGTTTTCTTCTGTTTTGGCTGCTCAGGTTTCTTGTCTTCTGGCTTATCTTGCTCAGTAATCGCCTTGGTTGTCTCATCAATTACCTTACTTGCCTCTGATTTCGTAGGTGCTTCTTCAGATTTACCCTCAGATACACCAACTGCCTCTTTAAATTCGGATCTTGTGTCATCTAATCCATCTAATTCATCAAAAGATGGTGATCTACTACCTACGTTTAGCGTAAAGTCTTGTTTGCCACTTACAGCGGTCTCGACTTGTAAATTCTCGCTCATGTAATTCTCCTGTTATTTCGGCATACCAGCGTTAGGCTGGCTTGCTAATGCAAAATTCTGTAAATTCGGTGCAGACGGGTTACCTTTCGGCTCCATCGGCATCATAGATTGCTGGATTCTCATCATAATTTCCTCTTCCGTTAAGGTGAAGAAAATCGGAAAACAGTCAATCATGTTAAGTTTCTGAGCAAACAGAGGATTAATCTTAGCTCGCTTCCACATTAACATCTCAGTAATCTGAATATGATCGCATAGCGCTTGAATGATTTCTGGTGGCGCACCTTTAATCTCAGTCGATTGCAGAGCTTTCACGTGAATATCATAATGAGTCAAGTGATCTTCCCAGTCTTTCGGTTCGTCTGTCATCTCTCCAGAGAGAATCGACTGATTTTCGTATTCTGCTGTCTTAACTGCAATCGTTGCTTGGTCTTTAAATCCTTTATCATTACCTAATGCAAGCATATCAATAATCTGAGGAGTCTTAAAAATTGGATCTGCCTGTGTTGCAGCATTAAGCGATACAATTGACTGGATCTTTCCTGACTTCGTATCAGGTAAATCTGAAGCGTTCTGAATAACAACGTCATACGCTTTCGTGAAATCAGCTTTTTCAAACGACTTCAGCATATATGTATTATCCTGACCTAAGATGCGAATCATACGTCCATCTTCAGCTTTATAGAACTGACCCATCAGAGCTAACGTCATCTTATACATATCTCTGATAAATCTATAGCGCTTCTGGATTCCTGTATTATCTCTCTCGTTTTCATTCTCATACAAGAACTGTAACGCTACTGCTGCTTCCATTCCTGGAGGAACTTCACCACGAGTTAATCCTGTAACGAATGACTGCTTTTCAATCATGCGCTCAATTCGGTCCATCTGTAAGTAACCTTCTTGATTCGATGTATTGAACGCTTCAATTCTCGGTGCTACTGGTCCCTGGTATTCAAGAACAGTAATATCATTTTCAAGTGATGAAATACTACAAGCTCCCTTCGGCATTACCCACTTAGGATGAGCCAGAATAGCTGCATTTCGTGACTGCATCGACATTAAATGGTTAAAATGTCTTTGCAACTGACGGATATTCATTAAGAATGAACGTCCCCACATTTCATCTGGCACTTCAATATCTGTTAATCTTAATACTGGAAACTGTCCATGCTTATACGGATAATCAGTAATCTCCAGGATAGCATCATCGCAAGCTACAATATAAATACCTTTATCAAGATACTTGCATGGTTTATGATAAAAATGTCTCAATAGAACGTAATCTTTCTTACGCTTTTCTTCCATAGTCTGATGATCGTACAAAAATTCCTTCGATTCTCTGATCGCATCAGCTTTCAATGGGTAACGTCTCTTAGCTTCATCTACGTGAATATATTCGCAAATCGTAATATGCTGTGATTCACTAAACTGTTTAGCTTCCTGAGGTAAAACCATTTCTGGAGTTAATAATCTATATTCAATGTCACCAATCTTAACAACTTCTTTTATGGTCACTATGTTACCATCGTCGTCTCTTACTGGCTCACCATTCTCCTGTAACAGAGGAATTTCAATTCCTTCCCCTACATACTTCTTATATAACGGGTGAACGTCACCTTTGTCTTTATTCCACATAATGCTGAGGTAATACTCACCACACGTAAGCGCCCCTCTTTCCATCTTCGTCATCAAGTCATTGAAGTTTTCTTCTTCTGACTTCGCATCTAATACTTCTTTAACTAATTCAGCATTAATCTTATCGTGATATTCATCATTCCAAGGTAATACCTGGATAGCTGGCTTAATTCTAGCTCGCTTCGATACTTTCGTTTCGACCATTTCATAGCAGTGATTAACAACAATCTTAGGCGCTCTTAAACTTCTATCGCCTGCATCTCTTCGGTAATCCTGCGCTCTGGTTTCCTGGGATTTATACTGAACACCTTTATAGAGTGAAATACATTCTCTATACGTTCTAACTCTCGGCTCAGCTACTTTACGCTTATGATCGAAATCTTCTTGCATCCATTCTAAGAGTTTCTTCTCATCTACGCTTCCGTCATCGTTCATGAACTTAATTGCCCATAACGGCTTCGGCTCGTTATCGTCGGTAAATATCTGGTAATCATCAAAATAAGCTGTCATGCTCTACTCCTTATAGCAAATCATCCATTGTTGAATTAATCTCTTCTTCCATTAATTTGTTCAGATCATCTTTCTTGAATGGATCAACTGGGACAAATTCTACTTTGTGCGTACTCTTCTTATCTGTGTAATAACAGATACAGATGTACAAAGCCATCCCAAATGCAAACAGACTAAAGATCAAACTTACTCCACACGTCACCATCATTCCGTTCAATATCATTGATTTTCTCCTTCATTTCGAAGCGGTCCAGTTCAATCGGCTTGCGCTCCATCATTTCTATCGGACTATAATATGCTCTAGCGTTCGTATATCTCATTCCGTCTATCAAGTGATCGTTCTTCTTTTCGATCTTACCCTTATCATCTCTAACGTAGTTTTCTACTTCTCGAATTAAATTCGGGCATTTATCTGTACAGAACCAAAATCCATAGTTCATCTGATCTTTAATTAACGATAGACCATTCTCTTTTTTATGTAAACTTTTCTGTGTAGGCATGAACGTTAAACCGAATAAATCTAAAATTTCATTGGCTGCCCATGCTCCAGCTTCATCGTAGGTTTTAACCCAGTCATCCCAGTACGGATTAATCTCATTTATGATTTCTTCTACTTTCGTCCATACCTTTCTAATCGACGTTTCCTTGGTACTCTGTGCGTACACTTCTCTCAGGTGAATAACTTTACGATTATACTTATGAACAACAGTAAATAGTACGGCAAACGTACTAGCTGTAGCTGGATCCAGCGTTATGAAAAAATCCCATTGCTTATGAAACTTCTTTATCTCTAATATCTGTTCGTCATAATTCAGTACCATTTTCTTATCAAACATCGGGAATATGTGATTCGCTCCACCCTTCACCCTCTGTGCCATATATTCACGCAGCCATTTATCGTATTCATTACGATCAATTAATCGCTGTCGCATTTTTGCCAGCCAATCCTTAGATATA